CTATACACACAGATTCAAGAACAAGTTGACAAGCATTGGACTGACGGCGGCACCAGCATGATGTTCCCAACAACTTTGTATAAGGCTTTTGAAGCCAAACTCAAGCAAAAGAACGGCTACGCCGAGGAGAAGAACACATGATCCCAAGTGAAAGCATAGTTTTGGCTTTAGGAATTTTCTTTGGCTGGCTACTGACTCGTATAGCAACCCGGCTATATCAGGAAATCAAAGAGGTCTTTGACCACTTGTACCGTTATGCAAGGGTCAAGGCCGAAATAGCCCAAATCGTGAAGGAACTAAAAAAATGATCGAAATGACACTGGCCGACATGTTCCTACTAACGTGGGCAGTCATTGCTACGGCATTTGCACTACGGTACTACGAACAAAACAGAGTACAGGCAGGGTTCTGGAATGCACTGATGAAGGACAAACCAGCCCGCGAAAAGTTCTTCAAGATGCTGGATGAGAAGCCGGAGGAAGCGTGACCGCCGACGAAAAACATTACAGCAAACAATACTACTCCCATCACTTCTCATGTCCTACATGCGTAGCAGCAGGACAAGGATATGGACAAAGATGCTTTAGAGGGAGTACATACTGGAAACAGTATCAGGACGCTACAAAAAGGGCAGATTTGCAAGAAAAACAAACAGCGAGTTAAACTTACGGCTAATACAGCACAACGGCTAAAGTAGCCGAAAACAGTTTGGGAGATGTAATCATGGGAGTTAGATTAGGCGGCAGGGCACCGGGAACGCCCAACAAGGCGACTTCTGACGCAAGACAGGCCATAGCCACGTTCGTTGACGGAAACGCTCACAGGCTCTCTGAATGGCTCGACAAGGTAGCCAACGGTGTGCGTAATGATGATGGGGAGTATGTGGTGCAACCGAACCCGGCGAAGGCGTTCGACATGTTCCAGAGCGTGGTGGAGTACCACGTTCCGAAGCTGGCCCGCCATGAGCACGCGGGTGACCCCAATGCACCGGTGGTGATCGACACCCACTTAAACTTGTTCAATGAACTGAAGAAGGCTGTGAAGCTGAAGAAGCAGGTCGATGCCAATGAAGGTTGAGGACATCCTAGACGACCCAAAGACGCAGGAGATGTTCCTGCAACTGTCCACAGAGGACAGGGCTGCATGGCTGTGGTGGATGGATTGGCACGAGAACAAGGCCATGAAGTACCAAGTCGAGCCAGCCGGAGAGTGGTGGTCGATCTGGATGATGCTGGCTGGCCGCGGCGCCGGTAAGACACGCACAGCAGCCGAGACCATCGGTCAATGGGCGTGGGAGAACCCCAACACGCGGTGGCTGGTGGCCGCCCCCACAAGCTCGGACATCCGAGGCACATGCTTCGAGGGTGAGTCTGGCTTACTGGCTGTTATCCCCAAAGAATTGGTCGAGCCGGACGGCTACAACAAGAGCCTGCATGAGTTGTACCTCAAGAATGGATCGCTGATCAAAGGCATCTCGGCGAGCGAGCCTGATCGGTTCCGGGGTGCGCAGTGGCACGGCGCATGGTGCGACGAGTTGGCCGCATGGGATTACCTGCAAGAGTCTTGGGACATGATCATGTTCTCGGTGCGGCTGGGTAAGCGCACGAAGGTGATCGTTACCACTACGCCGAAGCCCAAGCCATTGATCATGGATCTGGTTGGCCGCGAAGGGGACGACGTGGTGATCACACGCGCCTCGACGTACTCGAACATCAAGAATCTGGCGCCATCGTTCCAGAAGCAGATCCTTCAATACGAAGGCACGAACTTAGGAAGGCAGGAAATCCATGCAGAAATCATCGACCCAGAAGAAGGGGGCATTGTTAAGCGCGACTGGTTCCGCTTGTGGCCAGCAGAGCGCCCCTTCCCCAAGTTTGAATTTATCCTTCAGTCCTACGACTGCGCCACTAGCGACAAGACCCACAACGACCCAACTGGCTGCATTACTCTGGGCGTATTCAAGCCCCTCGACGGTGGGATGTGTGTCATGGTCATCGACTGCTGGCAAGAACACCTCACCTACCCGCAACTGAGGCCCAAAGTAATCGATGAGTTCGAAGTCGTATACGGCACGGGTAAGGAGAAGAAGCGCGTCGACCTCTTGTTGGTGGAGGACAAGTCGGCGGGCATCTCGCTGATACAGGACTTGCAGCAGGCTGGTCTACCCGTCCACGCATACAACCCCGGACGCGCCGACAAGATCCAACGCCTGAGCATCGTGGCCAACATAATCAAGGCTGGTCGCGTGTGGGTGCCTGAGTCTGACCAGCGCAAGGGGTTCGTACGGACGTGGGCCGAAGGCATGGTCAGCCAGATCTGCTCGTTCCCCGAAGGCACAGAGCACGACGAGTTCGTGGACTGCATCTCCCAAGGGCTACGGTATCTTCGTGACGGTGGATGGATCACCATCGATTATGTGCGTGACGAGTCGCCTGATGATGAGGACATCACGGACGCCGAGATCTGGAACAAGAGCAAAAAGGGCAACCCTTACGCTTTGTAAGTTAGCCGTAAGCTCGGTTAAACCGAGGTCTGAGAGTGGAGTGGCACTCCACGCTGTTTGCCATTGAGAACATGGCTTGGCATAATGCCGAAAACTCCCCGAGGTACGCATGACCAAACCCAAGATGTCACCAGAACTTGAGCGCTTCCTCGCTGAGATAGAATTGAAAGGGCGCAAACTCCCCGTGACAATGCACCCAATCGAACAGCGTGAAGGCAATCAATTAGTCAACATTAGCCCTGAAGCCTTTGATAAGGCGTTCCAAAATAATGACTGGCAGTATGTGGGCAAAGAAGGTCAAGGCGGAATTGAAGGCCGATACCAACGCTTTGGCGACTTTGTCAAAGAGGCTCCTTCAATGCGTGCAAGCAACGTCGCAGTTGACAAGAATGGCTCAGTGGTATTTGGTGATGGACGCCATCGTTATGCCTACTTGCGTGACCAAGGGCTGGGCAGCATTCCAATGTCCATGGACAAAGAGTCAATTGAACATGCACAGAAGCATGGATATATACACAAAGCCGATGGAGGCCCCGTGGAACACTTCAAAAAAGGCGGCGAAAAGAAAGCCCTTCCCTTACAGTTGCCACGCGCACAAGCGCTTACTACCCAACAGATGCAAGAGATTGTTGACCGGATTGCACGTCAACAAACGGGTGAGCACGTTACCTCTGGCGAACCGGGTGATACCAAAAACCTTGCTGGCCGTTCAATGGCTGAAGCCAAGCGTGTGCAAGGACTTCAGTATGGATTGACCCCTACCGGCACTGTTACACCCGGCGCTGGCTATCAAATGCGCAAGGGCGATATAAATGTTGGTTTGCCCGGTGACACGACAATCTCCAACCAGATCTTGGAACACATCAATGGCCTGCCAATTGGCTCAGAGCAACAAGGTGGCCCACGATATGGTCATGGCCATTTACACAAAGATGAACCATTCTTCTGGGCATCTGGCGAACAGCCTGCTCAAAATTTTCAGAACAAGGTCGATGAATTGGCCCGCATGACGGGTCAAGAGCCTCGAGTGATTGCCCATCACTTGGCTATGGGTCGTGTAGCAAACAACTTTGCCCAACATTTGGCGGATGCCAACATGAGGGCAATACACAATGCAATGCCTGCTAAAACTGGACTCAAAGAACTTGACAAAGTAATTGCTGGTGGCTATTTGCGCAAGAATCCCAATACCGGCGAAAAGGAACATGTAACCTTCCCCGAGTTTGCTGGCGTGGCATCTGGCCCAGAAGCATTGGAGCAGATGAAAAGAAATCCCGAATTGCGCAAGTGGTTCAACAATCGGATGAAGTCCATTAACCTGACCAAAGAATTGGGATTGCCCAGTGGTCTGGATACAGAATGGGCAGTGACTGAGCCAGCGTTACGCAATCTTGAGGTGAGCATGACCGGTCACTCAGTTGGCCGAATGATGCCCGGTAAACCGTTGATCCCCGGCGCAGAGCATGAGACATACAGCCATGGCATTCAAGGCCGTGCTCTGAGTGCCGCTCCTGAATTGGCTCCAGTTGAAGTGGCATTTCCTGATGCGACCAATTACATTCGACAGCATTATCGGCCCGCAGACTTTACCGGCACAATTCAAAAGGTTTACCCGCACCAGATTGTGGATGAACAGCATTTGCAAGAGATGGCCAAGTATTACGACATGCTGCGCAAGACCCGCGGCTTTGCAGACGGAGGCGACGTGAAACAACCATCAATCGACGAAATGCAAGCCGCTCTGGCCATGCGTAAGCCTGCTCATTTGGCTATGGGTGGCCAAGCCCCCAAGAACTGGGTGCGTAAGGACGCAGCGTACAGTCCAGAGCACATGTTGCAGGATCTGCACTACACGACTGCTGGTGGCGGCAACATGAATGATGCACTTGCGCAGATGGAAAGCCATTACACGCCGGAAGCGATTGCTGCGCTTGAGCCGGACATGCAAGAGTTTATCCATCATTCGTTCAAGGTTCACCGCAACAAAGCCGCCGTGAACAACTGGGTCGATAGCGTTTTGAAAAACTACGTCAAAAAACAAATGGCTACGCCCAACGATCCCATTCGAAAGTTGGCCGAAGAGGGCATTACTCATTTGCCGCATGAAGAAGTGCCAGTCGACTGGAGCAAACACCGCGAAGACAACGGCGGTGGAGAGATGCTCGGCAAAACCCGTGCTGCTCAAGCATGGGAAAGCCTAACCGACCCTGCCATCCAAGTAAACAAGGCCAAAGACTTGAAGGACTTCAAGGTCTACGATCCATTTTCCGGTACGCGAGAAGCGCCTCAGCATCAAGAGAACAAAAATCTGCATGAACCATGGATGGAGAAGACTGATCCTGAAACACCGGTGCATAGCCTAATCCCATCATTCTTCCAGTGGAAAGACCACTTGGGGTTCAAACATATAAGGGATGTCTTGCATGAGGACTTGCAAGAAGGCCGCATTCGCCCAGAGCAATTGAGCAAGGTTGGCATTGAACAAGCCGTTCGTCGTACACACGAGTACAACGAGCAAAAGAAGAAGGCCATGCTTGAAGCCAAGCTGAAGCAGGAAGCCGAGCAGAAAGTCCACAAGGACTACGGCAACGGATACAGGTGGATCGAGTTAGCTTTGGATAAGAACCTGCCCGAAGGCTGGAGCCAACATCCGTCCGGCACATACACCGACCCAGAGGGCTACAACCACGTTCAACACCCCAACTACGACAAGCTGGAGGAAGCCCTCAAGTATGAAGGCGAAACAATGGGCCACTGCGTGGGAGGTTATTGTCCTGATGTGGCTTCTGGAGAAAGCCGCATCTTTAGTTTGCGTGATGCCAAGAATGAACCTCACATCACAATTGAAACTCAACCACGAAAAGTAAGAACTTGGAATGACGTTACTGCCGCGGTTGGCCCAGACGAAGCTGCAAAACTGTGGAGAGAATTTGATTCAGTTGGTGGCAACAACACATCTAATACTGAACACGCTTTTGATACTTTTGTTAAACAAAAAGGCATCAAAGCACCTGATCGAATTGAACAAATTAAGGGTAAAGGCAACGCCAAACCCGCATCCAAATACATTCCTTACGCTCAGGACTTTGTGAAGTCTGGTAAATGGTCTGAAATCAATGATTATGGAAACACAGACCTTTTTCGTGTTGCTAAGAATCAGCATGCCACCAAAGAAGAACTTGAATCTTTAGGTCGTCATCATTACCCAGAACACAACATGCCTGCGGAAAATGTCTTGATGCACTATGACCGAATGCGTGGCATGCCTGAATATCAAAACGAACAGACCAAAAACTTTATAGATGACCTTGAGTCTGGCAACTATCGAACATCGCCGGTTCAACAAAAAGCCCGAGGCGGCATCGTCCACAAAGCAACAGGAGGCTCTATGCCATCACTAGGTCAAATGCAAGCAGAGTTGATGATGAAGCGCCCTGCAAGCCTCACAAGCATTATGAATGTTGGCGCTGAAGAAGCCCCAAGCTTGCCAATCAAAGACTTTATCTTGCCTCATGGCCAACATCCCGGCCAGTTGCCCGTCGGTGGTATTGACATGCAACCTGCGGTGCCCGGTGTACAACTGTGGCCCACACAACCACCAGCACCCGGCCAACAGCCTCAGCAAGGCCAACAACAGCCCCAGCAAGGCGCCCAACCATCACAAGGTGGCCCACAGGGTCAACCGCCTAGCAACATCCTACAGATGACACCTCAAGGGCAAGCAATGAATGCAATGACTCCACCCCAAGGCCCGCAAGCCATGGCTGATGGCGGTGGTGTAGATCACTACGCATCAAAGGGTAGCGTGACCAAGCGCCAACAGACAGTTAAGAATGCCCAGCGCATGGCGTATCCCGGCATCTATGGCCGACCTGATGAGATTGCAGCATTGGCTGCATCACGCGTGGCGCCTGAAGACCCAATCTTAAAGCAGTTGTTTGGCGTGAACCGTGCAGAAATGTTTGAGCAGGCACATGGCCGTCAAGGTATGCCGCATCTGGGTGTATTGCCCGGTGCATCGGCCAACCCGCGTGGTGCTGAAGCCGCAGAAAACGTCATGAACCCACGCAATGAACGTCGTCTGTTGGACGTGTTGGGTGAGGCCCAGAAGCACGAAGACCTGCGTCATGGGATGGAGCCTTGGTATTACATGGATCCATTGTTTCAGCACATGGTTAAACTGCTTGGCCCTGAGAAGGCCGCGCAAGAGTACAAGAAGATGAATGCCTTAATGGGCATGGCATCGTCTGCCAGTGAAGTTAACGCAGAGATCCCTCGAGGCTCATTGGCTTATTACTTGCAAAACCAAGGACGTTTTAATGAGTTTGTGCAGCATGGCGGTAAACGTGATCCAGATCGTCCCGCTGACTTTGGTGAAGTACCCGGTCACTTGGCTCATAAGACAGCCCATGCTGTGCCCATGAAGAACTTCTTGACGCATGGCGAAGTAAGCATGAGCAGTCCCAAAGTGCCGATGTACATTGAAGCATCTGGTGTGCCTGAGATTGGATTTCAGACCCGTACACCGGTGGGTGATGCGCATTGGAGCCGTGCCGTTGGTTTGGCCGACACGCGTAACCCACAGATTTTGAAAGGCCAAGAAGTCGTTCCCGGCGCCAGCGTGACAAATCCCGAGATGTCGTTGCTTGGCCCTTGGTGGCAACACAACATCGCCAACAAAGTTGGTTTGGAGTCTGTGCCTGCGCAAGCGCTTGCATGGGGTGCATTCTCTCCTCAGACTGGTGTGACAACGCCCATCGGCGCCCCTAAGCTTGAGTTGATTGCAAAACAGATTGGATTGACTGCAAAGCGTCTTGGTGTCAGCCCAGAGACTGCTCGTGATCTGGTATTGACCGGAAAAGAGCGCATGGGCAAGAAAAAGGGTGGCACAATTAAGCCTATCGGTAAGGGCTTTACCAAAGAAAAAGTTACAGTATCGCCCAACCTTGATGCCATGCAGTATGAACTGATGAGTGTCAAACACTTCAAGAAGGCCAAATAATGGACGAGCAAGACAACATTGATCCAGAACTGAACGAAGACGGCAGTGCTGAAGTTGAGATCCCTGAAGAGGATATTGATACAGAAGAACTGCCTGACGGCTCTGCGATTGTGACGCTGCCCGAGGACGGGCCAGAGGTTAACCCCGATTTTTACTCGAACATGGCTGAGGGCATGAACGAGTGGGATTTACAGCCCCTTGCTTCCCGCTACATTGACCTGCTTGAGAACGACAAGAACGCACGAGAATTAAGAGATAAGCAGTATGAAGAGGGTATTCGTAGGACTGGCATGGGCAATGATGCCCCCGGAGGTGCAACCTTTATGGGAGCCTCTAAGGTCGTCCACCCTGCCATGGCTGAGGGTTGCGTTGACTTTGCTGCGCGGGCGATCAAAGAGATGTTCCCGCCGGACGGCCCTGTTCGCACGAAGATCATTGGCACGGTTGACGACGAGAAACTCGAGATCGCCGAGCGCAAGCGTGACTTCCTAAACTGGCAGATCACGGAACAGATTGAAGAGTTCCGCGACGAGCAAGAACAATTGCTGACCCAGCTTCCATTAGGCGGCTCACAGTACTTCAAACTCTGGTACGACGAGAAGAAAAAGCGCCCATGTGTGGAGTTCTTGCCAATCGACCGAGTGATCCTGCCCTTTGCGGCCACCAACTTCTACACGGCTGAACGTGCGGCTGAGATGCACGAGATCACCCACTGGGAGTTCAATCGCCGCGTGGCATCTGGCATGTACCGTGACATCAACGTCACCCGCGCCACGATGGAGATCGATCCCACCCGCGTACAGAAGGCCAACAATAAAGTTGAAGGCAAGCAGTACGAGGACAACGACGACGGTCTGCGCAAGGTCTACCACATCTATACCTATATGGAGATGGAAGACGACAAGTACACCAAGGGCGAGATGGCTCCGTACATCTTGATGATCGACGAGTTGAGCAATCAAGTCGTGGGTCTGTATCGCAACTGGGAAGAGTCCGACGAGACCATGACCAAGCTGGACTGGATCGTTGAGTTCAAGTTCATCCCATGGCGCGGTGCTTATGCGATTGGTCTGCCCCAGTTGATCGGTGGCTTGAGCGCCGCCTTGACTGGCGCCTTACGCGCTTTGCTGGATACAGCCCACATCAACAACAGCGCCACCATGCTGAAGATGAAGGGCAGTAAGGTCAGCGGCCAGTCGGCACAGCCTGACGTTACCCAAGTTATTGAGATTGAAGCTGGCCCCGGCGTGAATGACATCCGTCAAGTGGCCATGCCCATGCCGTTCAATCCACCTTCAGAGGTGCTATTTAAGCTTCTGGGGTGGCTTGATCAAGCGGCTAAGGGGGTAGTGACCACCAGCGAGGAAAAGGTCGCTGACGTAACCGCACAAGCCCCTGTTGGCACGACTCAGGCTTTGATTGAGCAGGGCGCTGCGGTGTTCTCGGCCATTCACGCTCGGTTGCACGAGTCACAAGCCCGTGTGCTGAAGATCCTTTGCCGTTTGAACCGGTGGCACTTTGACGAGATGCGCAAGGCCGACGTGGTGGTTGACCTTGAGATTGAGCGTGACGACTTCGCTAAGAACACGGACGTGGTTCCGGTGTCTGATCCGCACATCTTCTCTGAGACCCAGCGCATGGCTCAGAACCAAGCCATTTTGCAACTGGTGGACAAGTATCCCGACCAGTTCAATGTGCCCAAAGTGCTTTCTCGCTTCCTGAAGCAAATGAAGGTGCCGGACATCAACGAGATCATGAAGGACGTGCCTGCGCCTGAACAACGCACATCCGCGGATGAGAATGCGGCCATGTTGATTGGCCAGCCTTCCTATGCGTACATGCAGCAGGATCATATTGCGCACATTCAGGATCACTTGCAGTTTGCGCTCAACCCATTCTTTGGCCAGTCGCCGTTTGCGGATCCCAATTATTTGAACAACGTAATCGAACACTTGAAACAGCACATGACGCTGTGGTATCTGAACCGCAGCAACGCCTATGTGGCCGAGTCCCGCGGCGGCAAGCCAGTTTCGAACTACGACGATCCCAAGCTTACATCTACGATTGACCAGTTGTATGCGGTGGTTGGTGCTCACGTTGAGCAAGACGCCAAAAGTGTGTTCCAAGCGTTTATCCCAGCGTTCCAGAGCATCATTCAACAAGCCCAACAGCGCCAGCAAGCTTCGCAAGGTCAGTTGCCGCCGGATGCGCAAGTGGTTAAAGACACAAGCATGGCTGAGACCCAACGCAAGACCCAGAAGGATGCTCAAGACATGCAGATCGCTCAGGCCAAGATCCAAGCGGATATGCAACGCGCCCAACTGGAAACACAGACCCGTGTGCAGATCGAGAATGCTAAATTAACGCATGAAGCGATCAACCACGGCGCTGACCTTCAGCAAGATAGTCAACAGTTTGCCCAACAGCAATTAACGGCTCAACAGCCACAACCGGCAGCGATGCCACAACAAGGAGTTCCAAATGGCTTCGGACAATGAACAAAAGAGCATCAACGTGCCTATGCACAAACGCCTTGCTCAAGGCGAAAAACTTGACGGCACTAGCCTGCAACCCAAGGGTGGCAGTCAAGGTCAAAGCAAGTCGCATGGTGGACTGAGTTCCCTCAAGAAACAAAAATGATTGAACGCCTGATCCATGTGATCAAGTTGAATCAAGCCGAGTTGAGCCTGTCCCTAGCCTCGGGGCATGCTCAGTCTTGGGAGTCTTATCAACGTCTGGTAGGTCGATACGAGGGCTTCAAGCAAGTCCTAGACGAGATCGACAATTTACTGGACGAGGATAAGGGTAAAGAATAGACCTCGGTTTAACCGAGGCATGAAACGTCCCCCTAAAGGACGGAGGCCGCGCTGATAAAGCGCTTAGAAGACGCACCTGAAAAGGTGATTTTAGGAGTTAGTATGAGTGATAAGAAAGATCCGATCCCGACGATATCGGGGCAGGCGGGCGTGTCCGATCCAGTTGAACTGGCATGGGCATTCCCAGAGGTCAATTCAGGTCAGTCGCCTTACGGTGGCCGAGTGATTGTGCAGTTACGCCGCATCAAAAAGAAGGCTGGCCGCATCATCATCGTGGATGAGACCAAAGAGAACGAGAAGTGGAACAACATGATCGGCAAGGTCGTGGCTATTGGCCCACTGGCGTTCAAGAACCGCGACACAATGGCATCGTGGCCAGAAGGCTCATGGGCCAACATTGGCGACTTTGTGCGCGTACCACGTTGGGGTGGTGACCGTTGGGAGCGTCCTGTTCTTAATGAAGACGGCGAAGACCCAGTACTTTTCATGACAATCAACGACCATGAACTTATCAGTAAGATCGTCGATGATCCATTGAGTTTTAAGGTGTACGTATGAACCAAAAAGAATACTACGCTCAGAACAAAGACGCTTTGAACCAAAAGCGGAGAGAACGATACGCCACGAATGAAATGGTGAGAAATAGCATTAAAGAAAGAAATTCCTTGACACAGGAAAAGTATCGCGGAATGCAAAAATTGTCTCCCAAAGTCAATCTTTCACGCATGGCTTCACAAGCCAAAAAGCGTGAAGGAGGCGACATATCTACAGAGTTTTTGTTGAATATGTGGATTGAGCAAGATGGCAAATGTGCATTGACTGGCCTGCAAATGATTTGGGGTCAAGGAATTGTGAGTGCCATGAATGTTTCGATTGATCGTATTGATCAAACACGGGGTTACTACAAAGACAATGTTCGACTTGTTTGCTGGTGTGCAAATTCGTTCAGGCAAAAAATGAATGACGATCAACTTTTGCAAGTTGCGATTGCATTGATCAACACTTTGCAGTCAAGAAATAGTTCTAATGAACTGATCGCCAAGGTTACGGACGATCCGTTGTCGTTTAAAGCCTACGTTTAAGGAGCCGACATGTCTACAGAACCAGAAAATAAAGATTTGGCCATTGAAGAGGGCGTTGACGGCTCCGCGGTGGTTGATTTACCGGATGATTTCGTGCCGGAAGACCGGGACAATGACGAACCGGTACAGAAAAATGAGGGTGGGGACGTTCATGACGACGAACCCGACCTTCCAAACGACTCCGAGGCTGTTTTAGCGGCCAAACGGGCACGTCGTAAGGCTAAACGCGACCTCGCCAAGCGTTCACGCGAGGAAAAAGACGTACAAATTCAAGCTTTGCGTCGCCAAAACGAGGAAATGCAGCGTAAATTGGCCCAAGCCGATCAACGACTGCAAAAAGTGGAGCAAGAAAGCCACCAAGGCTTCGTATCCCGCGTTGAGAAAGCCGTTCAAGACCAGCAAGTGCGTGTTGAGTACGCCAAAATGAAGCTGGCAGAGGCTGCATCGAGCGGTGATGGCCAAGCCATGGTCGAGGCTCAAGAGTTGATGTATCAAGCCCGTAAGGATTTGGACGCGCTTGAGAACCAAAAGCGCCAAATTGAGCAACAACCTCGCCAACAACAGCAAGTTCCGCAAGCACCAGACCCACGCGTTCAACGTAATGCAGCCGACTGGTTAAAGCGAAACAATTGGTACAAGGTTGACGGCTCAGATACTGATAGCCGCATCGCAAAAGAGGTCGATGTTGAGTTATCAAAAGAGGGTTGGTCGCCAACCGATCCCGATTATTGGGATGAACTTGATAATCGCTTGCAAAAGTATTTGCCCCATCGTTACAATGGAGCATCTGATGGTAATTCCGCTGTTAGAAAACCGAGGAATGTAGTGGGTAGTTCTGGTCGAGAAGCCTCTGCTGCGTATGGTGGTACAAACCGCAATCAATTCACACTTTCGCCTGAAAGGGTTAAAGCGATGAAGGAAATTGGGGCTTGGGATAACCCTGAGCGCAAAAAGAAGATGATCGCAGAATTTATTAAATATGACCGCTTTGGCGGTACTCGCTAATTACTTGGAGAATAACTATGGAATCCCGTTTGAAAAAATCTTTGAATGCTGGTGGCCGCGATGATCGCGCAAGTGAGGACGCAAGCCGCGCAGCACCCGAGGAGAAGTTCGCTTCGACACAGGAACGTCGCAAGATGTGGAGTGAGGAGTGGACGCAATCAGCCCTGCCAAAATTGCCTAACCTAGATGGTTGGCACCTATGCTGGCTTTCGACAACCAACAGCTACGACAGCATCGATAAGCGCATTCGCCAAGGATACGTTCCAGTTAAGTCTGAAGAGTTCCCCGGCTTTGAGAATTATCGCGTGAAGTCAGGTGAGCATGTTGGGTATATCTCGTGCAACGAAATGTTGCTGTTTAAACTGCCCATGGATATCTACCAAGATATTATGTTGTATCAACATCATGAGAAGCCCCGTGAGGAGGAGGAGAAAATCCGAGTCCAACAGGAGCAACTCCAAGGGTCAGCGCGTGACAGCCGCGGTCGTTCACTGGTTAGCGTCGAAGGCGAAGGTTTTGGTGGTTTTGATCAACAGCCAAGCAAATTGCCGGTATTTTCCGGCTAACCAAAGGAGTTTAATATGAGTGCTACCTCTGCTCCGTTCGGCTTGCGCCCCGCGTTCCACCCCTCCGGTTTGGATCGCGCTCAAGCGCTTGCTGGCGGCATCACTTCTGGCTATTCGACCGCTATTCTTAAAGGTCAGCCAGTCGCTTATTCGGCATCTGCCGGTGTGATCGTTCCCTTGACAACCAACCCCGCTGCTGGCTCTGCCGTGGCTTGGTCTGGCGCTTTTGCAGGTGTTGAGTGGACTGACACTACAGGTCGTCGTCGTGTTTCTAACTATTGGCCCGCAAGCACTGCGTATATCGCTGGTTCTTGTGTTGCTTATTTCTACAACGATAACAACATCGTTTATGAAATCCAAGCTGATGGCTCGATGGCTCAAACCACCATCGGCAACGAATACAACTTCACCAACGTGACCGCTGGATCCACTACTACTGGTCTGTCGCAAGCTACCTTAGGTGCTTCGACTGCCGCTGGCAACGGTGTTCAAGGTCAAATGCGCGTCGTTGATTTGGCCCAAAATGTGGACAATGCGTGGGGTGATGCCTACACCGTCGTCCGTGTCGTTAACTCCTACTCGCAATTCTTCGGTGGCTTCACCGCTATTGCTTAATTAAAGAAAGGATAGCACCATGGCCGCACCAATGCGCAGTACGGACTTCCGAAGCATCGTTGAACCTATTTTGAACGAGTGCTTTGATGGAGTCTATGACCAACGTGCCGACGAATGGAGCCGTGTGTTCCGTGAAGAAGACGGTATTCCCCGTAACTACCACGAAGAACCCGTTCTGTACGGTTTCGGCGCAGCACCTCAGTTGCCCGACGGTACACCAGTGACCTATCAACAAGGTGGCGTCCTGTTCCTGCAACGCTATGTGTACAAAGTGTATGGCTTGGCCTTCGCTTTGACCAAAGTGTTGGTGGAAGACGGCGATCACATCCGTATCGGTCAAGTTTATGCACGTCACTTGGCTCAGTCTTTGGTGGAAACCAAGGAACTGTTGTCAGCCAACGTGTTGAACACCGCCTTTAACTCCTCCTACGTTGGTGGTGATGGCGTGTCTTTGATCAACTCCGCTCACCCCATCGTGAACGGTACTTTCAGCAACCAATTGTCGACCGCCGCTGTGTTGTCGCAAACTTCGCTGGAACAAATGTTGATCCAAGTTCGTCAAGCCGTTGACAACAACCAAAAGAAAATTCGTTTGGTTCCCCGTCAACTGGTTGTCGCCCCCGGCAACATCTTCCAAGCTGAAGTTCTGTTGAAATCGGTTCTCCGCACCGGTAACGCCAACAACGACATCAACCCCGTGAAATCCATCGGGTTGTTGGACGAAGGCGCTGCTGTGTTGAGCCGTTTGACATCTTCTACAGCATGGTGGGTTCAGACCGACGCTCCCGAAGGCATGAAGCTTTTGATGCGCCGTCGTCTGGAGAAGACCATGGAAGGTGACTTTGAAACTGACTCGATGCGCTACAAAGCCACCGAGCGTTACACAGTGGGTTGGACTGACCCACGCGCCATGTACGGTACTCCCGGCATGTAAAGCAAGCGGGGTGGGTGTAAAAGCCCACCCTTTTTTAAAACCTGAGTGGTTCAAGCCA